CCCCGAAATTATCCGACTGCGGAGGATAATTCAGCCCACGGCGGTGCAAGGATTTTCAGTCCCATAATTATATTTTTGAATAATTATGTGTTGTTTGAATTTTTATATGAAAATCAATGTTTTAAGCTTCCAAATGTGGCGATTTTATTTTGTTTATTTTTATCTATTTTTGTTTGTTTTTGTATTTTTGTGTCGAAATTGTGTGTTGAAATAATAATTATCCTATCAAATGAACTATTCAAAAGACGGAATAACAGTTGCGCCCATAATAGATACGAGTCATCCGAAAAAGAACGGAAAGTGCCCCGTAAAAATTCGTGTAACCTATCGCCGGGATCGTCGCTATTATCCGACGGGCAAAGACCTTACCTTGGATGAGTGGGAAGGTCTGACTACAACGAAGGTTCGCGCCCTTGTGGCCGTTCGTAAAGATATAGAAAGCAGTTACCAAATTGTTCGTGGGGTTGTTGAGGAATTGGCACGCGACGGTATTTTTTCATTCGATAGCCTCAACAAGCGATTGAAACGTTCGGGGGTTGATACTCTTAACCGTGCATTTGCGGCTAAAATAGCGGAATTAAAAGAGCAGGATCGTATCGGGTCAATGCTGGTTTATAATGTTGTTATACAGGGATTGGAGCGGTTTGCCGGGGATCGTATTGCTCTTGAATCTATAACGGTGGATTGGGTAAGACGTTATGAGCGCTTTCTACTCGGAGAAGGTAAGAGCCGTACAACGATCGGAATACACATGCGCCATTTACGAGCCATATTGAACGATGCTTGTCGATGCGATGCGATTAAACCCGCGCAATACCCGTTCGGCCGAGGGAAATATGAAATACAGGCCGGTGAGGGCCGTAAATTGGCTTTAACGCTGGAGCAGATCGGGCAGATCGCCCGCTATGAGGATGGGAACGAAGCAACGGCCAAATACCGGGATTATTGGCTGTTCCTCTACTTGTGTAACGGGATCAACGTCGCCGATTTCGTGAAATTGCGGTATCGTGATATTGTGGACGGTGAAATCTGTTTCGTGCGTCAAAAGACCGAGCGCACGACTAAGACCCGTAAGGAAATCCGGGTCGCGGTAGTTCCCCAGATGCAAGCTATTATCGACCGCTGGGGTAATACTCCAGCACCGAATAACTTTATTTTCCCAATTCTCGACGGGTCGGAGGATGCGGTGCAGAGCCACGCTAAAACAATAGCCGCTACCGGGTTAATCAATAAACGGATGCGGATGATCGGGGAGCAGCTCGAAATTGGGAACATATCGACCTATACGGCGCGTCATTCGTTCGCTACGGTGTTGAAGCGTGCCGGGGCGAATATCGCCTACATATCGGAAAGCCTCGGCCACCAAGATCTGAAGACGACGGAAAACTACCTTGCCAGCTTCGAGCGAGAGGAACGAGAGAAAAATGCTGCATTACTGACGAATTTTTAATACGATTATTTGCATAATGCGCCGCAGTGCAGTACCTTTGTCATATCGTGTTATTTTAGTTGGAATGATCGGCGGGGCACATCTTATTTCCGTCGGTCATTCCGTTTTTACTGCATTTCTCCTCTTGGATGTGGTGAATAGCAACAACCTCACGCCTAACCGACGCACTATTTCGCCGGACAAAGGGTGTTTCATTTTGGAACAGTGCTTACAGTGACGGAGAGAATGTCCGCCAAATGGACGATGAAACCTGGTGTTAATAGATTTTGCCTTTCCTGTTTCACCTTGCGAACGATGCTATTCTTGCTTTTGTAGTTTATAGGCGTGCACGATGCCTCATACTTTGCCTCAACTCCTTATGCAACACCTTGCAACTTATTCCCTACGTACTGCGCTTTTGCCAAGAGTTATACGGCATCGCGATTGATGAACAGCGAATCATTGAAGTGTTTTTTGTTTTCCCCTATGAAATACGGCAAATTCTTCGCCTTTTCGATTCTTTCGGTGTTGTCCTCGACCCATCGTTTGAAGTTGTCGGGCACATCCTTGACCTCATTCAGCGGTTCCTCCCAAAAATCCCTATCCGTGCCCTCGTTGGCTATAATTGGCACTGCATAGCACTTGCAGTTCGGGTGCCACCCGATGAATTTGAAAGATTTCGGATATTTTCCCTCCATTGCGTCACATATTTCCAGCGGCGCACGCCCTTTTTTGAAGCGCGGATACCAGAACTTTGCCAGCCACTGTACGTGCGATTTTGATGTTTTTACCTCATATCCGACAATAAAATCAAGTTGTTGCCAGCGGATACTGTCGGCTTCACGATAAGCGCTGTTTATTTCGGTGCGAGCCATACGCATAGCATTCTGATAAGATGACCGGTAAACGCCTTGCCCAGGGTGATAAGCCTGCGCCACTTTCGACAGGGTAAGATTGCCGAACGCATTTCGGACACGTCGAAATAGTTTGTCCGGCTCATTCAGATAGACGCGTACATCACGGCTTATATCGGCAGCGCTTCGGCCTTCGCTGATACCTATAGATAAGGATAATTCTATGTGCCGTTCGAACTGCTTGGCGATACTCCAAACTCTTTCGGATAAATTATGCCCGTAAGTTGTTCTACGTTGAAATGCCTCAAGTGCACCGAGATTGTGAAGCATCCATCCTTTTTTCGGATTGTCGAATAGTTGTTTTACCCATGAATCGTTCTTGTCGTTGGCAAAAAACCATTCCGAAGTGATCCCCGCTGTAATTATAGTGGACAACTTATTTCGGAATGAAGATAACGAGGCATCGGCTTGTTTACTACGGCTTTTGTTTGATGAGAAGGCGAACAATCGCCCCGTATTGGGTTGATATTTATATCCCATTCCCAGTCGAATCAATTCATCCGAGGCCACATCATACAAAGCCTCTATCTGTCGTAGATATTCTTCGACATGCGTTTTATGCTGTTGCTCCCATTGGGCGGCTTTCAAATTCAATCCGGGCATCGTTTCGAATTAGAATGTTGGCTCTATAATATTGTTCATAGATGCCTCTGCCTTCGCTTGCTTTATTCGCTCGATTTCAGCGGTAACATCATCGGCCGTTCCCATTAGTTCAACGCCCTTTTCCAGCGACATAACGCCATCCTGCACAGCACGGCCTATAGCCGCCCAACGTGCGGTGACATCTTCATTGAACGGTTCGGCAAATTCGTGTTCTATTTTGAGCGCAGCCAAATCAGGACGCAAATGAATATGGGTTACATTCATCATAATAGCGAGAATAAGATTTTTCTCCCTATCTACGGCTATGTCGTATATCTCTTTATTATTTTCGCGCTTGATATATCCCAGTACCATCGCGCGTTTGATCGCTTCGCCCGACAAAGTTCCCAGCCCAGCCATTTTCTCGGGTGTAAACTCGGGCGTGAAAGTGTCGAACAAGATGGACTGCGCGAGGTCTTCCTTTTCCCGTTGCTGCGTCTCGGAAGAGGTCGGTGGATTGATGTACTCGAATTTTGAATCCGCTCCGGTCATCCGAATCATTTTCCCGGGCTTGTCGGCTCGACCTTTCAAAAAATCTACGACATCGCCCGTTGCTGCGGCGATAGGGTCTGCGAAATAGTTATTTGTGTCGGATATTTTGCTGTCTATATCCTCCTCGCGGTCTATGCGGGGGTTGAGGCCTCCCCACGCTTTATCCTGTCGGTAGTAGATAACATTGATTTTTCCGGTTGGATTGGGAGTTGCAATAACCTCCCAATTAAGAGATCCTCGTTTGCATCGGTAGATCGTATCAGGTGTTTGAATATCGAAATGCTCGATAGTTGATGTCCCCTCTTTAAGGTAGTACCCATACCCGAATGCAATGAGGTTCTCGTATAGGTCGAATAATGGACGTAGGGTGTATCCTTTCGACTTGCAAATTACCACAACTTTTACCTGCGGTTGGAAATTCTCGTCCCGATAGATGTGGTAGAGCTTGGCACATTCAGTTTCTGCTCCCGCAATGCGTTTTGCTTTACGCATGGAAACGTTGAATCGTGTATCTTGCAAAAATTGATTATATGCTTCGAAAGCCTCGTCCGAACCTTCGTTGTTCACCTTCTTCCATCGTATCGGATTCCCGAGCAGAAAGAATAGTTCCACCTCATTGATGTACTTCTGTCGTGCACGAGGCAACTTCTCGGTACGATAAGGCTCCTGGCCTTTCCGCATCTTATCGGCCTTTCGCATAATACGGTGGAGTTCGGGGTTATATTCCTGAATCGCCTGCAAAACCTCCGTATCGCGATTCTGCATAAGTGTTTGAGCCTGTGTAATGTCTTTGTCCTTGATAAGCGTAAGCAGATCACGTTCTGCACCGGTTGCATTCAGATATTTATTGCGTATCGCATTGAGTAGGTTGTCTATAAATCCCATATCCGTACTTTTTACCAAATTCCTAAATCCTCTTTGTCTAAATCTTCTTCATTGTTGAAATACCCCCGCTTTTCGATTACTCCGGTCAGGGCATCTTCGGCGTCGTCATGGCTGTTGAACTCCTGCTGCTTACGGTATGATTTGACATGCGAGGCGAACTCCGGCCATTTGTGCTCCCATCCGGTCGGAAAATAAATAAGGTTTTGCACTTCATTCGATCGCGTGAAAATACGCACCCTTTTGTTGGCGGTCTGCGTAAATGGGTTGAACGATGTAAAGTTGTTACCGATTATTCGGCACTGCGCCTCAACATTGCGCCCGAAAGACCTGCCGCCATTGTTGCTCTCGACGTAGCAGATCTCCGTCTTGTTTCGGGACAGCATCTCGGCTGTTGCCGGCTCGGTATATTCCATCGGTTTCTGTGTATATAAAATGTCCGTCACGAAATTGCCGATGGGAGTTTCCGTATAGCAAATAGAACACAGATAGTCACTGCCGGTATCAGCGGTATCCGTGTAGTTCTTTCGCTTCATAGATGCTGCATATGGAATTATGTCGTATGTCTTAAACTCTCCATACATCAAACCTTCCAGCGGCTTCGGGTTCTGCATATATTGCGTTTCAAAGACAAATGAGTTCGATCTCTCGATTTTGTGCAGTTCCTCCAGCGTATGCTTAAATTCCCAGAGAGGCTGTTCCTGTCCGTTTTCGTCATGCCAGATGCAGGGCAACGAAAGTACCGTCCATTCCTCCGGCTCGATCTCCTGAAGATAGCCGCATAGATCGTGCTCATGGAGCCGTTGCATAATGATTATGATAGGCGTATTGCGCGAGTTCACGCGGTTGCGGATAGTCGATTCAAAGCGATTGTTC